ATGAAGGTATTCGGCAAAATCAACATCATCGGGCTGGATAACGGCTACGGGAACATCAAGACGGCGAACGGCATTTTTCCGGCGAGCGTTACTTGCTGCGGGGCTGAACCGGCGCACGCGCAGGACGTGCTGGTGTACGATGGCAAGTATTACGTCATCGGCGCGGGGCATCGGGAGTTCACGCTGGATAAGGTCGGCAATCAGGATCACTACCTGCTGACGCTGGCGGGCATCGGGCAGGAGCTGTGGTGCAATCAGCTGACCACGGCGGCTGTTCATCTGGCGGTTGGACTTCCGCTGACATGGGTCGGCGACCAGCGCGAGCAGTTCCGCGCCTATCTGTCGCAAAACCGCCATGTGGATTTCAACTGGCGCGGCATCGACTACCATGTCGATTTGGTCGGCGTGGACGTGTACGCACAGGGCTATTCCGCCGTCATTTCCGAACTGCGGAAATTCACCGGGGCGAACATGCTGTGCGATATTGGAAACGGCACCATGATTGTCATGGCGATTAACGACCGCAAGCCGGTGCTGGAGCAGTGCTTCACGGAGAAGTACGGCACTTACCAGTGCGTGCTGAAGGCGCGGGAAGCCTTGACGCGGCTCTGCGGGCGAACCGTGCCGGACGTGACCATCGAGCAGGTGATGCGCGAGGGCACGGCTGATGTTGCACCCGAATATGTGCAGGTCATCCGCGAAGCCGCGGCGGATTATGCGGCGGAAATCATGCGCAAACTGCGCGAGCATGAATACGACCCCAAGACGATGCGGCTGTGGATTGTGGGCGGCGGCGGTTGCCTGATTCGCAACTTCGGGCAGTATGACCCCAATCGCGTGACCATCATCGGTGATATTCACGCCTCCGCCAAGGGGTATGAGTATCTGGCGGAGCGGCGTTTACAGCGTGAGGCGAGGGCGCGGTGAAAGAGATTCTGCGCACGACGATTCGCCTCTACGCGGAGAAACCCGACGACCGGGAGGCGCTGCGGCTGCTGCGTCAAGTGCGGGAGGAACAGCACTTGCGCTATGCGGATGCGATCGTGGCGGCGGTCAATGCGCACTATGGGCAAGCGCGGCAAGTCTGCTTCGATCATCAGCAGCGCGAGGAAATCCGCAGCATTGTCTGCGAGGAGCTGGCAGCAGCGATGCTTCGATGCGCTGGGCAAACACCGGCAGAGACATTGGAGGACGCGAACGAGCCGGACGAGACCGACCTCGACAATCTGCTGGACATGATGGGCAGCTGATGCGAAAGCGCACCAAATTTCTTTCTGCTGATGCGCGGAGAGACTTGGATGGCATCCGAGAGCATCAAATGCGCACCAGTCATCAGCAGGCAGGAATGAGCACTCAGCGGGCGGCAACCCCGCCGGAGTCCAGAGGCGGAGCGCTTTGGTCAGTGTTCAGAGGCGAAGCCTTTGACCCACAGGGAGGCGCGCCGACCGATAAAAGTGATGCTGTGCGTCACTTTGTAGTGGGTAGTCTCTGCCGCAATCAGAGGGGATCGGTCGCTGCGCTCCCGCCCGCAACCCAAAGGAGGTTATAGCACGAACAAAATCAGAGCAACCCGGCACAACGGTCGTGCCGGAAAGAACGGCGTGTTCACCGCCAAGCACAACGACCGCAATTTTGACGTAACCCACGCCGAACACATTGATCCCGCGAAAACGCACGAAAATGTCTATTGGGACTGGCTGAATGGAATGCGCACAGGCGAAAGGAGTGCCGACGTTCCTTCCTTTGAGGAGGTTGAGCGAATTTTTTACGAGCGACATTATTCCGATTATGTCGCCGGGCAGTGCACGCGCAACGCCCAGCGCCGCCACACGGAGCGCAACCGAACCGTGGAGCAGATTCGCCGCGACAAGCGCACCTGCCCGGAAGAAACCATCTTCCAGTTCGGCAAAGAGGGCATCGGTGCGACGCCGGAGCAGCTGCTGGACATTTTCACGGCGTTCAAGCAGCAGTTCGAGGAACGCTACGGCAAACACGTCCACATGCTGGACTGGGCAATGCACTGCGACGAAACGACGGTGCACATTCAGGAGCGCCATTGCTTCGACTATGTGAACAAGTACGGCGAGGTCGAGCCGAAGCAGGAAAAGGCGCTGGCGCTCATGGGCATTCCGCTGCCGCAGCCGGACAAGCCGCCGGGACGCTACAACAACCGCAAAATCACCTTCGACGCGATGAATCGGCTGATGCTGATTGAAATCGCGAAGGCGCACGGCTTGGACATTGAGGAGCAGGTAAAGTACGGCGGCAAGACGCATCTGGAAAAGCTGGATTACATCATTGCCAAGCAGCTCGAAACTATCCGGAATCAGCAGAAGCAGCTGACCGCGCAGAATCAGCAGATTCAGACCTTGACCGCGCAGATTGCCGAGAAGGATGCCGAGCTGGACACGAAGCTGTTCCGCCTGTCCGATGTGGATTTGCTGATTGAACAGGTCACGGACATTTGCTACGAAAAAGCCGTGACCGCCGTCAGCGAGAGCGTGAGCCAAACGGCGCTGGATAAAGCGGCGGCGGGCGTTGACCGCACCATTCGAGCGGCAAAGTCGCCCAGCAGTGGGCTTGGCGTTCCCTTCATCGGCGTGGTGGAAACGTGGCTGGGCAAAGCGAGGGAGGATGTGTTCAGCGCGCTGCTTTCGATGGCGGACGACGTGCGGCGACGGCTGCTGTCGCCCGCGATGAACGAAATCATGAAATGCAGCATTGCGGAGACGGCGCGCCCAGCTGTGGTGGAAAAGCTGCGCCCCAAACTGCGGGATGATGCCTATCCGAAGAAGCGCCCCGATGCGTGGGCGCGATAAGCATTGCAAGGAGAAATACATGAGCGAAACGACGAAAATCGACTGGTCGCCGCCGATGCCGGACGACCAGATGGCCGCCGCCTACCAATCTGTACAAGCCAAGTTGACCCGCACCGCTGGCGGCGAGGTGCGCAATACGCTGCAAAACTTTGTCACGGCGCTGACCCATGATCCGGTTTTTGCCGGGAACATCCGCAGAAATCTGTTCAAGGAGCGCATGTCGATGACCCGCCCCGTCTGGTGGACGCGGAAAAGCGACATGATTGACGACATGGATGTTGCGTTCCTGCGGCTGTATCTGGAAGAACACTACGGGCTGCGGTCGGAAAAGCTGATTTATCCGGCGCTGAACATCGTGTCCACCGCGCAGGCGTTCCATCCGGTGCGGGACAGGCTGAACCGTCTCGTCTGGGATGGTGTGCCGCGCGTTCGGATGGCGCTGCACCATTTCCTTGGCGCGGAAGTGAGCGACACGAACGAAAAGTACCTGCGCATATTCATGCTCGGCGCGGTGAACCGGGTGTTTCATCCCGGCTGCAAGTTTGAGCTGATGCTGGTGCTGGTGGGCGGGCAGGGCGCTGGCAAAACCACCTTCATCCGCTTTCTGGCGCTGGAGCCGGAATGGTTCACGGACGATGTCAGCAAATTGGACGACAAGGAAATTTACCACCGGCTCAACGGTCATTGGATTTGCGAACTTTCGGAGATGGTCGCGACGGCGAACGCCAAAAGCATCGAGGAAATCAAGTCTTTTCTCAGCCGCGACAAGGATTTTCTGCGGATGGCATATGACCGATACGGCGGCGATCATCCCCGGCAGAGCGTGTTCGCCGGCACGACCAACCGCATGGATTTCCTGCCTTTGGACAGAAGCGGCAATCGGCGCTTTCTCCCGGTGACGGTGGATGCGTCGAAAGCCGACTGTCATATTCTTGATAATCCGGCGGAATCTCGACACTATTTCGAGCAGCTGTGGGCGGAAATCATGGTGCAGTACAAGTCCGGCGTGTACAGCACGCATCTGTCCAAGGCGGATGAAGAGGCACTGCGCAAACAGCAGCAGGATTATTGTCAGGAGGATACGCTGGCGGGGCGCATCTACGCATGGTTCGAGACGTTCGAGCAGGACAAGGTCTGTACTTTGCAGATTTACCGGGAATGTCTGGCGCATCCGCTTGATGAGCCTAAGAATTACGAAACGCGCGAAATCCGCGAAATTGTGGACAGCGGGATTGCCAGCGGCGAAATCAGCGGCTGGCAGAAGTTCCGCAATGCCCGCAAGTTTGCCAAGTATGGGCGGCAGTATGGCTGGGAGAGAATCCCCCCTTTCTGACACGCCGCCTGTCGTCCGAATGTCAGGGAATATGTCGCGGAATCCCCGCTGCGGCAAGGTGTTTCGCGGCTTGACATGCCGGACATATCCAATTAAGCAAAACAAATTGTTTCAATATAGAAGAGACGCAGAAAAAGGTTCACCATCCGCGTGTCAGCATGTCGGATGTGTCAACCGCGCTGCGTCTCCATTTCGGAGGTGAAAGAATGTTCAATCGCGTTCCGGCGGACGATCGGGCGGACGAAAATCAAGCAGAATCCGCGCACAAAGTCCCCAAGATGACGCTGACGATGGCGGAATTGGCAGACGAGCTGCACATTTCCCTGCCCACGGCGCGAAAGCTGGTGCGAAAATCAGGCTTTCCCGCGTTCAGCATCGGCAGCAGGATTCTCATCAACCGGGAAGGGCTTCAGCGCTGGCTGGATGGTCAGCCGCCGATTGCTGTCATCTGAATTTTTTCGCAAAATGTACTTGCCCCGTGCTGTGATGTGTGCTATGATCATCGTAGCACCTTGACAATTGAATCAGCATACGCAGCACGGGGCGATTGATAAGGAGGAACATCAATGCCTCGTCAGAAATTAACCCAACGTACCGACGGTTACTTCAAGGTGAAGTACCACGACAAGCAGTTTTACGGCAAAACGCAGGCGGAAGCCATGAAAGCACGCGATGCGTACAAGCAGAAAGAGCAAATGGGGCTCAGCCACGACCTCGAAGGCATTACCTTTTTGGATTATGCGCTGAATTGGCTGGAAATTTACCGCTCCGATTGCAGCGTGCCATTGCAGAAGCAGTACGCCAGCATGATTCGCTTTGCCGCCGACCATACGCGGAAGCGGTTCATCTGCGACATCAACGCGAACGACTTGCAGGCCATATTCAACAAGCTGAGCTGCTATTCCTCGTCCTATGTGAGCAAGTTTGCCTCGCTCATGAACGGCATCTTCCGCAACGCCGTGTCCAACGGTGCGCTGATTCGCAATCCGATGGCGGGCGTACAGCGTCCCAAATGCAAGAAAACGGGCGGACACCGCTGCTTGGAGCCGTGGGAACGCGCGCTGATTCGCAGTACATGGCAGGAACACGACTTCGGTCTGGCGGCGATGGTGATGCTCTACACCGGCTTCCGCAGGGGAGAAATGCTCCACCTGAACATCGACCGCGATGTGGATTTCGAGAAAAAGACGATTGCCGTCCGCGGCGCTGTGTCGTTCAGCGAAGGCAATCGCCCGAAGCTCACGAAGGGAAAAACCGCTTCCGCCATCCGCACTGTGCCGCTGCTTCCTCCGCTGGAAGAGGCGCTGAAGGGGCGGCACGGGCTGGTTTGCCACAAGGAGAACGGCGGCATCATGTCGCAGTCCGCCTTCGCGTGCAAGTACGAGTCGTACATCACCTTCTTGGAGACGAAGCTCAACGGCATCCACAAGCGCTGGTACGGCAAAACCAACGAGCAGAAGCAGCTCTTGGCGGAAGGGAAGCTGCCGCCGTGGAAGGAAATCAACATCCGCTGCCACGATTTCCGCGTGGAGTTCTGCACAAGAGCCTACTACGCGCAAGTGCCGCTCAAAACGCTGCAAAGCTGGATGGGACACGCCGATGCCGACATGATTCTCGCCATCTACACGAAGCTGGACAAGGAGCAGGAGCGGACGGATGCCGCGAAGATGGTCAATTACCTGACCCGCTTGGAAGTGGATTCCGCCGCCGAATGAGAGCGCACCGACGAATTCCCGCAATTTTATAACCCCGCCGGTACAGCGGCATGTCCCTGAAAGCGGCTAATTTCAAGGGATTCCGGGCAAATTTTATAACCCCGTTATAACCCCATTGCCCCCTGAAACGGCGTGAAAATAGGCAAAAATACGGTTTTCGGGGAGGAAAAGGCGCAGAAGCTCGGAAGCAACGGAATCTGTGCTACTTGCAAAATCATGTACTATGCGGCATGAATTTCAACCATAATAGACGAAAATCCGCCCCGAAGTACAAAAAAAGAAGCGATTTTTCAATCGCTTCGATGTCTGGGTGAGAAGATTCGAACTTCCGGCCTCTTGAACCCCATACGCCGAAGTGACTTGTGAATGCGAAAAAACACTATGTGTTGTGTATGAATGAATTGACGATGACCGTATGTAGTATGCTGCGGCTGGAAAATGGGCGCGTGTTGTTGGCAGAAATGCTGTTGACACGCGCCTTTTTTTTGTGCGGTCATCGTGGGGGAAGGGTGGTCAGGAGCTGAGCGGTTGCGGTGGTGACGTCGGTTTCGTCGATGTGGGTGTAGATGTTCGCGGTGGTGTCGTAGTCGGCGTGACCCATGAGGTACTGCTGTGTGGCGGCATCGACCCCGGCGCGGCGCAAAAGCAGGAGGTAGGTGTGGCGCAGGCGGTGCGGGGTAGCGTCCGCCATGGCGGGAATGTCCTCTTGCAGCTGTGTCCAATGGCGCTTGATGGAGGTGTATGGCAGGGGCGTGGTGCGGTTGTAGAGCACATAGTTCTCCGGCGCACCAGGCGTTCCCAGCTGTTCGCGCAGGATGGGGAGAAGGGGCAGTTTCCGGTGTCCTGCCTTGGTCTTGGTGTCGCCGATCTGCGTGGTTCGGTTGCCGATGTAGACGGCTGCCTGGCTAACGGTGATGATGCCGCGCTCGAAGTCGATGTCCTTCCAGCGCAGGGCGACCGCCTCGCCGCGGCGCAGGCCTGTGTAGAGCATGAGCAGGGGGAGGATGCCGTACTTGTGGTGCGGGGCGGCGGCGGTGATTGCCTCGACCTGCTCCATCGTCAGGGGAAGGCGCTCTTTCTGCGTCCCCTTGGGCGGCTCCATCTGGTCAACGGGGCTGCGGCGAATCAGGTCATCCATGACGGCGCGGGCGAAAACCTGCCGGAGAGTCAGCATCACCTTGTCGATGGTGGACTTGGACATGCCGTCGTACTGCAAAATCAGCTCTTGCAGCTCATCGGCGGTGATTTCGTCGATGCGGCGGCCGCCGATGACGGGGAACAGGTGGTGACGCATGGCGTTCTCGTACATGGCGCGGCTGCTCTCGCGGATTTTGGGCTGCTTGTACAGGCGATACCAGCGTGTGGCGTACGCCTCGAAGGTGGGGCAGACCAGCGCGGGTGTCGGGGCACTTTGGCTGACGATGGACTCGACCATCACGGTCAGGCGTGCGACGGCGGCGGTGAGGGCGGCGAGGGTCGCTTGGGTTGCGTTGGCGGACGCTGCCGGGGTTGGAATGGGGCAGGGCGGCACGGAAAGGAGGCTGGGAGACGTTCCAGCGTCGGGGATGGGAATTTGATCATCCGGAACACGGGACGGCTCTACGGGGCTTGCAGACCCCTTCACGGGCGTTTTGCCTTTTCGCCGGCGCGAATCTGCACCGGGAGTGGGGCAGGACGGCGCGGAAAGGGGCTGGGAGACGCTCCGATGTCGGGGACGGGAATTTGGTCATTCGGAACGCGGGACGGCTCTACGGGGCTTGCAGATGCCTTTGCGGGCTTGCGGCGGTGATGTGCCCTGTCGTACTCCTGATGAATGCGGGCGATTTCGGCATCCAGCTCTTCCTGGGAATAGGCGGATGCCCACTTGTAGACGGGTTTTCCCTGTTTGTCGCGACCGAGGTTGACGCGGGCGCGAAGTCGTTTTGACATGATGCTCCTCCGATCAGGGGCATCTGTTTGCTGTTTTTGAAGGTCAAATTTGGTCAAAGCGACGTTGCCTTGCCATGCAACATTCACTTACCCTTAGGGTTATTTTCTTCGGGCATGGAAATGCCCAGCGTCCGGCAGATCAGCCGCTGCTGTTCCGCATCGAGGGTGCGGTAGGCGGCAAGTAGTTCCTGCTCGTGGCGATTCATGCGGGTGTCCTCCTCATGCGTGCTGTTTGTTCTTTTTTTGTTTTTCGTCGGGATGCTTAATGCCGACCATACGGCAGACCATCTGCTGCTCCTGCGATGACATGGCGTGATAGGCATCCAGCAGTGCTTGGTCGTGCGGCGGCAGGACGGGCAGCGGCTGTCCACTTCCGTCAATACGGACGATTTCACCGTTTGCCAATGCCTCAATGCTGATATGCAGGGCATGACAGATGGCAACGACGCTCTGGAAAGATGACTTGTCAACGCTATGCTGGAGAAGTGTTGTGATGGTTGTTGGCGGTAGATTGTTCTTCACAGCGAAAGAGCGGAGACTTCTATAATTCCTGAGAATAAAATCTCGTAGCAGATTTTCAATGTTCATGTACTCACCTCCTCAGAACAAAGAATACCATTAAAGCGCGGATAAATCAATCACGAACGACGAAAAAACGTTCATGAACGATGAAAAAACGAATAAAATGACCGGAAATCAGTTCAAATACACTTGACAAAGCACGGAACACAGTGTATTATAACTGCAATGAACGGAACTCAGTTCAAACGGAGGTGCGCATGTTTCGGAATCTAAGCGCTGAAATGGCGCGTCAGGGGTACACCATCGGGAAGCTGGCGAATGCGCTGGGCATTACGCCAGGGACACTCAGCCAGAAGCTGAACGGCAAGAGCGAGCTGACACTGCGGCAGGCGGCGGACATCAAGCGGATTCTGCAAGTGGATCTGCCGCTGGAAGTGCTGTTCGAGAGGACGACGACATGAAAGAGCAGACCAGCGCGGAATACCTGCGGGAGGCCCGCAAGCGCATGAAGATGAGCAAGCGGCAGGTCGGCGCAATGATGGCGCGGATGTGCGAGATGCAGAGCGGCATCCTGCCGATGTGGCGGATGAGCGCGGACGGGCATCAGGCCGCCTTGCAGCGGATGGAGCGGCAATCGCAGTTCTGCACCTGGGAGGACAGCCGCCTGATCGCGGAAATCCTCCAAGTGGGCGAGGAAGGCGCGAACCGCATCCTGACGACGCGGGATGTTCGGACAGCCATCAACCATGCGCGGCACATCAGCGTGGTCAGCCTCGGCGGGCGGGTTGCGGTCGCGATCCGGCGGCGGGATGACCCGCGCGGCTGCGCCTTCGTCGTCACGAAGCGCGAAGAGCTGAGCGTCATCTACGACCGGCATCGGCGCGACGCAAAGACACGCGACACGCCGGCGCTGACGCTGGCGGATCTGCGTGCAAAGGACTGGTGTCTGTGCTACGCCGCCATCGAAGCGCCGCT